CAATGATGAACAGGGTATTTACGAAGTGGGCGAGGTAAACGACAAAAACTGTAGCAACGCTTATCCATACGCCATGGCTTATAAGAGGTTGTTTGATCGCGTTGTGTTGAAACTCTCAAAGTTCGCTTACTCTGGGATAATGTCCGATAGCGAGAGCGAAGAGTTTGTTCAGCCGGAAACGGAAACCAATGCAACGTCTCCATCCCGCTCGAAATTTAAACCCAACGTTTACGACACGTTTTCCGCCGATCCTGACGTAAAGGCCATGCAGGAGGAAGTTATAGCCCTGTGCAAGGGGAGCGTGGATTTAGCCAATAAAGCGGCGAAAAAGAACTACGGTGTGGACGTGTGGAATATGACGCGGGAGCAGTTAAGCACCACGCTCGACAAGCTGAACGCAAAGGGGGCTTAAATGGAGCTGTGGGACGAAATAATGACAGAGCAAGCCCTACTTGACAGGGCGGTGCAGGAGCTAAAACCGCGAGGACGGAAAAAGGCCGAAACAGAGCGCGAGTACAGAATGGCGCTATCTAAAAGGCTTACCGTCCTCCGCGCCGAGGGGCAGCCGGTAACACACCTTTTGGACATTGCCAAGGGCGAAGAAGATATAGCCAAACTGAGAATGGAACGGGACATAGCTGAGAGCCTATATGATTCGGCGGTGGAAGCGATAAACGCGCAGAAGCTAAAGATAAGGATACTCGAAGGGCAGCTATCCAGAGAATGGGGGAACACAAAATGAAAAGCAAACGAACCAAGGCGTGTGAGATACCCCCGAAGGTCAAAGCGCGGGTATGGGAGAGAGATCATCAGTTATGCGTCCTCTGTGGGCGCACAGGAAGCCCTGTGGCGCATTTTATCCCGCGAAGCCATAACGGTAAGGGGATAGAACAAAACATCGTTACACTGTGTCCTGAGTGCCATAGGGACTATGATAATTCGGAAAGGAGGCCGGAGCTTAGAAAAAAGCTGAGAGCGTATCTCATGGCAAAGTATCCCGATTGGAACGAAGAAAAACTAACGTATAGGAAGTGGAAAAATGAATAAAGCAATTTTGACCGGAAACCTGACGAAAGACCCAGAACTAAGGACGACCACAAGCGGAACAAGCGTATGCACCTTTACGGTAGCGGTGCAGCGCAGATACAAGGGCACTGACGGTAAACCCCCTGTTGACTATCTCAATATAGTAGTGTGGCGGCAGTTGGGCGAGTTGTGCGGGAAGTACCTTTCAAAGGGCCGTAAAGTCCTCATAGAAGGTGAGATACAGAACAGGAGCTATGAGGATAAGGACGGAAACAAGCGGTACATAACCGAAATCACAGCGGAAAACGTTGAGTTTCTCACGCCGCGAGAAAAAACGGACACTCCGGCAGGGTTTACCGAAATAGACGACGAGCCTTTACCCTTTTAGTCATGGAGTACGTAACAGAAAGCCGCCTTGCCACGATAGGCGAGGGCGATGGCTGGTCGATAGAACTCTACCTTATGGCATACCCGGACACCTACAAGCCCTTTTATGTGTTAGGGCTATGGGACAAACGGGAGAATCGGATTAAAAAATCAATTTCTTTCGCGCCGGATGACATGAGAAGGTTAAGGGACGTACTGAACGAATACATACGAGGTTAATGATGCAATACATCAGTCAGATAAACGCCTATTGGAATTGGGTAAAACTAAACGCCCTACCTTCCAGAGCCGGATATTTGTACTTTGCAATTTTAGATTGTGCAAATACGGCAGGCTGGAAGCGGGAGTTTAACGCGCCTAATTCAACGCTGCAAGCGATGGCGGGACTTGATAAGAACGGTTTAACGAGGTATCGCAATATACTGATACAGCAGGGCTTGATTAAATACAAAGCAGGAGACAGGGGGGCTACCGGGAAGTATGAAATCGTCCAGCTATATGACAATGGTATTGATTTAGGTATCAAAAAAAGGAATCAAATTGATACCCAAGTTGATACCCAAACCGAACCCAAGTTGATACCCAAACCGAACCCAAATAGGGTACATACAATAGATAAAGATAAAGATAAAGATAAAGACAAAGATAATATATCCCCCTCTATAATCCCCCCCAAGGGGATACCACCCACACTTGAAGCCGTGAGGGAATACTGCAAGGAACGCAGGAACAGCGTTGATCCGGAGAAGTTTTATGACTTCTACGCTTCTAAAGGTTGGATGGTGGGGAAAAACAAGATGAAGGACTGGAAAGCTGCTGTCAGGACATGGGAACGCAGCAGAAGCGAGATACCCCGCGTCTCGACATGGGATAATCCGGTCTACGAGAAACTGTGCTTGCCGAAAAAGCTGTTTTAGGTTCTGCGCTTCTCAGTCGTGAGGCTTTAGAGAGAATATGCGGGGAATTGAGACCTGACGATTTTGAGAGGCCGGAACACCAAGAGATATTTTCCGCTATCTTTGCCCTTTTCAACGCAAACGAGCCGGTAGACCCCGTAACGGTAGCTGACAAGCTAGGCGGCAGGGCCGGTGGGATACAGTACATCACGGAAATAGTCACCGGCACTGTATCAGCAGCAAATGTCGATTATCACATCAAGGTGGTTCTGGAGGAATCCAGAAAGCGACACGCCATTTCGGGACTGCGGGAAGTGGTCAAGGACATGAAATCGGGAAAGGACGAGGGATATCTTGACCGTATGCAGGGCGTTATAGACGCTGTACGGGCGCGTGGAGGGCGTAAAGTAAGCAGGGTAGGGAAAGACTTTGACACGGCCCTATATGGGCTTATAAACGGCGCTGAGGGGCTTACAACGGGGTTTCAGGTTCTCGACCAGACGTTAGGCGGGTTGAAAAGAGGGCATTTAACCATCATCGGAGCCAGACCGTCAGTAGGCAAGACCTCACTTGCCATGAATATAGCCGTGAATATGGCTTTGTTCGACAGGACGGTAGCGGTGTTTTCGCTGGAAATGCCGAGGGAGGATGTGCTTCAAAGGGCAATCATCAGCTATGCGAAGTGCAGCCGTGATGAAATGTTCAGCGGCGGTCAGGAAGCGGTTGACAGGATACAGAACGCCGTAAATAAGCTGAGCGCGACAAGGTTGTATCTGTCGGATAACGCCTATACCGTGGAGGCAATAAGGTCACAATGCTACGCGATAAAGCAACAGGAACGGGAATTAGACCTCATAGCGATTGACTATTTAGGACTAATACAATCCAGCCTGAGGAACCGCACACGAGAAAACGAGGTATCCGACATAAGCCGAAAAATAAAGCTTCTGGCGAAGGAACTGAATGCCCCTGTCGTTCTTCTGTGCCAGCTCAACAGGGCGATAGAAGGCCGGAACGATGGAAGGCCGAGACTATCGGACTTGCGGGAATCGGGAGCCATAGAGCAGGACGCGGACGAGGTATTACTCCTTCACCGACCCGACCCGCAAAGCGAGGACGCGAGCATCATCGTGGCGAAGAACCGAAACGGGCGAACCGGGGAACTAAGCGTGAAATGGTACGGAAAGTATTTTCTGTACGAGGATGAAATTGTGGAATGGGAGGAACTATGACAGAAGAACTCGCAAAGTGGATAATACAAACCATATTCCAGAGCGTGATAGACAACATGAAGGATGGAAAAGCCGTTGTAAGTGTTAATGGCGTTACCGTGTTGACCTTCACCGACAACGGTAACGACTGGGATATACACTGGGATGAGTAAGGCGCAGAGAGAAAAAGGCAAAGCCGGAGAACGGGAGCTTGCCGCCCTGTTCCGTGAATACGGGTTCAATGCCCGGCGCACTTCCCAATACTGCGGACAAACGGGGGACGCATCGGACGTGATAGGTTTACCGGGGATTCACGTTGAGTGCAAACGCTGCGAGACGACAAAAATCCATGAATGGATGGCGCAGGCGAGGCGCGACGCGAAGCCGGAGCTTATACCGGCGGTGTTCCACCGAAGGAGCCGCGAAAAGTGGTTAGTAACTATGCAAGCGGAGGATTTTTTGAGGTTGTATGAAGCAAACGCTATGTTGGACGTGCCTGAGAGCGACAAATAAACCCGGTTTAGGGTGCAGTTGGAGCCGCCAAGATGGGATGCCCGTTAAAGGCTGGAACGCAAGACCGACAACGATAAACTGTCACGATAACAGCGGCTGGGATGGTGGAAGCTACCACGTCAGAGAATGCCCGTTATACCTGGCGGATGGGAAAAAGGACGAGACAGGTTGTAGGGTTTATGTACAGCAAGGCGAAGAAAAGTTGACGGTAAGGGAAATGGCTGAGAAGGCCGGAATATCAGAGTTTACGGTACGAAAAAGAATCAAGAGGGGGATTTATGAAACTGCAAGCGTATGAGTTTTACGAAATCCACGATGGAAAAGAGAATTATCAAAAGACCTTTACCACTCTCAAAGCGGCGAAGAAATACTACACCCGAATGACGATGCAGGGCGCACTTTTAAGGGCAAAGGTTGATGGTAAGCAGTTACTTATTCACGAAGCGGACGAATTATTCAGGAGCAACGATGAAGTACAGCGAAATAGTAGACCATTACGGTGCAAAGCATCAAGCCATTAAAGCCGTTGAAGAACTGAACGAGCTTGCCGTTGAACTTAGTAAATGGGTGAACGGTCAAGGCAGCAGAAAGAAAATCCTCGAAGAGTGCGCGGACGTGGAAATTATGCTGTGGCAGATGCAGACGATATTCGGGGATTGGGACGACTGGAAAGCCTATAAATTAGGCAGAGTAGAGGGGCGGATATGGAAAGAACAAGGATAAACGCAGAAGGAAAAGAATTATTTGCTTCTCTGTACGCCGTTGAAAATATCTTAAAGGTGTACGAAGAAAAGTATCACCGGCTGGTAGACCGTATCCCCAACGGCTGGCGAAATTTCCGATTGGCGCAGAGCAATATTGAAAAAATCAATACTGCGCTGATAGACACGATACCTATCGAGCAGCTTATTACCCTAAAAAAACAACTGGAACTGACCGACATACAGATAGGCATTAAAAGCCCTGCTGGACGGAGTAAAAATTATTGGGTGATGAGCTATGACGATTTAGCTGACCTTGCCGATGCCGCCACAAAAAATGAGTGCTTTTGCTGTGACGGGGCAAAAAACAACTGCCGGTTAAGGCAAATCTTGAAGGAACTGCCGATTCAGGGTGTAAGCAAGCTGATAGTGAACTGTTGGAGGGAAGAATGAGAGTAGAACTTCTGGAATATCCGGGTGAGCGTGACTGGATAGAGGTATACCGCAGGGCGTTAGTAACGGTGGGGAAAGACACGGTAAAAATCCCCTCGGACGAGTGGAAAAGGAAAATTCTTGCGGCGCGGCATTCGCCGATACGGTATTTAAGATTCTCTTTTTTGATAGAACTGCCGTATTGGGTAAGCGTCCACCTCTGCCGCCATACTCACGCTCAACCGTATGTTAAGACGCAGAGGAATGACCGACAGCATGAATACGACAGGAACGCCGCACGGCAGGATGAACCCGTGTTGATGATATGGGACATGAACGCCGAAGAGCTTTTGACGATAGCCAATAAAAGACTATGCTTCCTTGCGGCGGAAGAGACAAGAAAAGTGGTTGAGAATATGCGGCTGCTGGTGAACGAAAAATGCCCTGAATTTAAGGATTACCTTGTGCCTATGTGCGAGTACGCAGGGTGTCACGAAATGAAGCCATGCGGGAGGAAATTATGACCCGCCGAGAACAGATGATAGAGTGCGCGGAGGCAATGGAGCAGGGAATGATACACACTCAAACCACCCGCGATATGTGGCAGAATGATTTGGTCTGGTGGATATGCAAAGCTGTGAAGCTACTGCTGGAAGAAAGGATAAGGGACGATGAGCAAATATGTAAACGTTGATGTTTTTGTAGAAGCACTTTGTAAGACGCTATCGACATTGAGAAAACAAAAAGACAATACGCCCGAATCAATAGCGTTTCTCAAAGGAGCGCAAGTAGTGGCAAAAGAGTTAATGAAATTTCCTGCCGCCGGCGTGGTAGTACGATGTAAAAACTGCGTACATTATCATCCTTGCCAAGTGGAGCTGGCTGATGGTAGTGCGCCGGATTGGGGCATCTGCGACCAGCCGTGGTTTAACGATGATAAAAACGACGTTGATGAGATGTTTTACTGCGCTCAGGGCGAACGGAGGGAGGATAAAACCAGTGAAATGCACCGAGATGACATGGCAGGAGACGCGCCTTAACATACTCCGAGAACAGTTTGTTAAGGCGCAAAGGCGGCTAAGATGGGCAGAACAACATAATCGCCCATGGGCAGAATTAAGTGAAAAAGGCGCTATTGTAGCCGCCCTTGAATGGGCGGTAGAAATAGCCGAAGATGAAAATCTTAAAATGAGGGCGAGCATACGCGGGAAGTGAGGAAAAAATGACCAACCTTGAATACTTAAAGACTCAATCCGCTGAATGGCTGGCGGCTAAACTTGTCAAAAGAATAAATTGCTCACTATGCCCGGTGGTTGACGAATGCATAGAAATGGCGAAAATACTCGGCGAATTGAAACCCAGCGAATGCCGGAAAATGCTGGAAAACTGGCTGAACGCAGAAAGGACGGAGGGCAACAATGGCCAAAAGCGATAACGATTATTATAACTACTTACTCTCATGCGGATTTGATGAACAAGAAGCTCAACAAAAAATGAAGGAAAGGGAGATTATGATTGATTTATATCAAGGCAAAAAAGAGCAAAGAGAAATTACAAGTCAAACATACCAATCGAGCCAAAAACGGTTGACCAAAGAAATTCAAGATTTTTTATGGGGCGGGAAGAGGTGCTGACAATGGCTAAAGAGTTCATAGAGCGTGGGGCGTTGATTGCCCGATATGATGCGGAACATGTTGGTTCACCGGGCAGAGCAAGGGAATTGATGGCAACTGCACCCGCTGCCGATGTTGTTCCGGCTGTGGAACTTGAAGATTTGAGAGCCAAGTATCAAGCACTTGTTGCTGAAAAAGCCAAGAATAGCGGAGACACGGCCGAAACGTATACAACCGGGTATCGCTATGGTCACAGAAACGGGCAGATTGAATTGCTCCAACAGATTTTGGACATTTGCGATTGTGTAAGCGAGCCGGAGGAAACAAATGAGTAAAGAGTATATAGACCGCGAAGAAGTGATATTGGCAGTAAGACACGCATGGGCAAAGGGGCTTGAGCCAACGCAATACATCGAGCAAATCCCCGCCGCCGATGTTATAGAGAAGAAACATGGATATTGGATAAAAAGGATAATAGAAAATGAAAAAGAGGATTATCCAATACGAAATGTGGATTATATTTGTTCAAGATGCGAAGGCTGCTGGCATGAGCCGCTGAAATATTGTCCTATGTGTTTGGCCGAAATGGATAAGGAGGAAACTAATGAACTGGATAAGCGTGAGGGACAGACTACCTGAAGACCAAGTGGAAGTGCTGGTGGCTACCAGAAGTAAAAATGGCGTGCGAAATATTGACAAAGGGTATCTGGCAATCGACCACTTTATCCATCGTGGATGCGCCGAGGTTACCCACTGGATGCCATTGCCAGAACCCCCGGAGGAGGCATGAAGATGAAGCCGATTTATATACCTAAAGGAAAAGCAAAAGAGTACGGCGATTATGCTATCAACATTTACACGGGATGTCCTCACAGATGTTATTACTGCTTTGCCCCGTCAGTGTTAAGGAAAGATCGGGAACAGTTTCACACTAACATAAAGCCTCGTGATGGGATTGTGGAGGCAACCATTAAACAGTTGGAGCGGGAAGGAATCGCGGGCAAATTGATACACTTGTGTTTCACCTGTGACCCATACCCCACAGGACATGATACCACGGCGACACGGCAGATTATAAAGGCTATCAAGGCAAGTGGGAACCATGTCCAGATACTTACGAAGGGCGATGGGAGCCGTGACTTTGATTTGCTGGATGAAAACGATTGGTACGGTATTACCTATGATGGTATGTATGGCGGTGTATATATGCCAGGCGACAGGCTTATAGATGTGAAAGAAGCGCATGACTGGGGAATAAAAACATGGTGTTCTTTTGAGCCTGTAACGGACGCAGATCGGGTTTTGGAATGTATCGAGAACTGTTATGACATATTTGACAAGGTTAAAATTGGGAAAATGAATTACTATTCGTCGAATATTAACTGGAAACAGTTTGGGGAAGAAGCCGAACAACTATGCAAGCAACTTGGCATTGATTACTACATAAAAGAGAGCTTACGGGCAGAAATGGTCAAACCACCGAAGGAGGAAAAATGAAACGAGTAATAGCAATAACAATATTAACCCTGCTGACCCTCGCCCTGTGCGGGTGCGGAAAGGCTGAGGCTGGCAATCATAGACTGTGGACACTGGACACGGGTTTGACGTATGGAATATATGTCGATAACCTCACGGGGATACAATACCTGAGCACACACCAAGGCGGCGTATGTGTAATGGTAGACGCAGAGGGAAAACCGCTGATATGGGAGGGCGCAGAATGAGCTATGAATTACTGCGGCCTGATATATGGGAGTGTATACGGCGCGGGGGCGGATACTGTCCCTGCGCGATAATCAAGGATGAGGAAAGCAGATGTATCTGCAAGGAGTTCAGAGAAGGTCAGGAAACTAACTGCCATTGCGGCGTATGGAGGAAACATGACGATAGGGCAGAGGATACGAATGTACCGAGAAAAGAAGGGCAAGTCGCGGGCTGCGATGGAGCGCGAAACCGGCATAAGCGCGGCGACCATTTATCACTATGAGATGGACGGCATGGAGCCGACCGCGAGCAGAATCATATGGTTGGCAGATTATTTTAACATAACGGCAGATGAATTGTTAAGGAGGAACCAATGACGAAACGCGAACAACGGGCATACATCAGGCGGTTGCTTGTTCGTTGGGGGAAAGCCAAGAGAAACGCGAAAGAAATAGATAAAAAAATAGCCAGTATCAAAGAGAGAATGGAAGCGGTAGCGGATATCCGCCCACAGGTTTTATCGGGTATGCCGCACGGCAGCGACATTACCGACCCGACCGCCCGGAGCGCTATAAAGCTCATGGCGGCAAAGGAGCGGTATAATCTGCAAATGGCTGAAATGCTGGAAAGAATAAACGATGATATGTCATTCGTAGCGTTCATGGATGCCGCATTAGATGAGTTCCCCGCGAACCAGAGAAGGGTAATCGAGTTGAAATATAACTTTTACGAACATTTCTATTCGCGGGATATGCCGTCTAATACCAGGGTAGGTGTAAAAATGGATAAATCCCCCAAGGCAATAGAACACCTTGAAGAACGTGCGATAGACAGAATGATGAAATACATAGACATACCGGAGTGAGATAAATACATGAAAGGAGTTACAATGAACGAATTACAGATATTCAATAACAACCAGTTTGGAGAGATAAGGACTACTATTAAGGACGGCGAACCGTGGTTTGTGGCGTCTGATGTATGCAAAGCTCTTGAATTAGAGCAGGTGAGCCGTGCAATGGACAGGCTGGATGAGGATGAAAGGGGGTTACTAAAAGTAACCCACCCCCAAAGCCCCACAAAAACACAAGAAGTGAACGGCGTGAATGAATCCGGCCTCTATCATCTTGTACTTTGTTCTACTAAACCGGAAGCCAGAGCATTCAAGCGGTGGATAATTCACGAAGTCCTGCCCTCTATCCGTAAACATGGTATGTACGCCACACCGACTACGATAGAACAAATGATAGCCGACCCCGCCAACGCCATAAAGGTGTTTTCAGCCCTTAAACAAGAGCAGGAGCGGCGGAAGGAGCTTGAAGCGACAGTAGAACACAACGCCCCTAAAGTGCTGTTTGCGGAGGCCGTGCAAGCCTCACACGATAGTTGCTTAGTGGGACAGCTTGCAAAGATGATACGCCAAAACGGGAAGCCTATAGGGGCTAACAGAATGTTCACGTGGTTGAGGGATAACGGCTGGTTATGCAAGAAGGGCGAAAACTGGAATATGCCCACCCAAAAGGCTATGGAAGCCGGATATTTTGAGATAAAGGAAACGGTTATAGCCAACCCTGACGGAAGCACCAGAATAACACGCACCCCGAAAGTAACGGGGAAAGGGCAGATTTATTTCATCAACTGTTTTTTGAGGGGAGAAAATGAAAATAGCTGTATATGCCATAGCTAAAGACGAAGAAAAATTCGTTGACAGGTGGTATGAGACGGCAAAAGAGGCTGATTATGTCTGCGTTCTCGATACGGGGAGCGCAGACAAAACCGTTGATAAGCTGAAATCATACAACTGCATCGTAAAAACCAAAATCATACAGCCGTGGAGGTTTGATGTAGCGCGAAATGAATCATTGAAAATCATACCGGAAGATGCGGACGTGTTGGTGTGCCTCGACCTGGACGAAATCATACAGCCCGGCTGGGCGGAAATCATACGGAAAAACTTCCACGGGACGCGGGGAAGGTATTTATATGTTTGGAGCCATGAATCATACGGCAGAGACGGAGTATCATTCAACGCCGATAAAATTCATACAAAATCATACTACTGGAAGAATCCCGTTCATGAAGTGCTGAAATCATACGGCGAAGAATCATACTGCGATTTGCCGTTGAGGGTTGACCATTGGCCCGATGAGAAGAAAAGCCGCAGCAATTACCTGCCGCTTCTGGAGCTGGCGGTTAAGGAAGAGCCGGAGAACGACCGAAACATGCATTACTTAGGCCGCGAATATATGTTCCATCGGGAATACGGCAAGGCCATTGAAACGCTTGAGAAACATCTTGCCCTTAGAAGTGCCGTGTGGCCGCCTGAGCGGGCCGCCAGTATGCGTTTCATTGCTCGGTGTAAAATCATGCAGGGAAAACAATTAGAGGCCGAGGCGTGGCTACAGAGGGCTATAATCGAGGCCCCCGAATACCGCGAAGCATGGTTTGAAATGATGAAAATCATGTATCATGCTAAAAACTGGAAATCATGCATCTATTACGGCGAATCATGCGTAAACATACGGGAAAGGCCATTATCATACATTTGCGAGCCTGACCCGTGGGGGCCGCTGCCGTTTGATATGCTGTCTATAGCCTATTATAACACGGGCCGCCCCAGAGAAGCCCTGGAAGCGGCGAATCATGCGTTGATGTACGGCCCGGATGACAGAATCATGCAGAACGTGAAAATCATGCAATCATATATCGGGGAACCGTCCTAAGGTCTCCCGAACGACCCCAAGCCGGAAATCATATATCCCCACGCCGTCGCACTCTCGGCGGTAGATACGGGCGGCGGCGCGGGCCTCGGCGAGGGTGCTAAACTTCCGCCGTTCGTCGTGCCCCTCGCCCCTCGTCCATGTAATAACCTGATAACGCATATTGTACCTCCTTAAAATCATACTGCGGCTTTACGCCGCCACAACCGTTATATCGCGGTAAAAATTAGTGTCGAAATAATCAACCATGCTGTTACTGTCATCATGATGGAATGCGTCAAGAACGGCGTTGATGCGGTGCAGCTTTGCGCGGAAGGCCTCGGTATAGATTTTGTTATCATCAATTCTATAATGGTTAATGTCGTGACTGCCGGAGATGTAATAATCATACTCGCGGGCGGCATGGCTGCGGAGCGTGCGCTGCTGCTCGTCTCCGTCTAATGCAAACCATTTTTCACGGTGTATCTGTTCGCCGTCCTCAGTATACAGCCAGTAACCTATATCGTTACAGCTATAATTATTAATGTATTCGTCACAGCTCACGAAGTCGGTCGCGGTAGCGTTGACCCTAACTCTTACGGACTGCCCGCCGGAGTAGGTCTTACAGCTCACCGTTACGCCCTTAATGCCCTGGGCCTTCAGTTCCTCCCGGACCGCCTTCGACAGCTCGGCGCCGTGCAGGTGTTTACCGGACTTGTTGCCGTCCCAGCGGGTAGCCCCTAAATAGCCCTCGGAGATCGTGCCGCCCAGCTCGTTATCATGCTCACCGATGGCCGCCAGTATATCATTCTGAGCGGCGAACCCGTACCAGCAGCCCTTCTTCGGGTTCCAGCGCATTTTCAGACCGCGCAGAGCGGTTAAAACCTCGGCGGCGGGCTTGCTTTTAAAATAAATTTCATTGCTGTTATATTGTGCGTTCTTCTCGATTCTGTAGCTTGCCATATAAAAAGCGCCTCCTTATTGTTCCATAGTGTTCTTTCCCTTTGGCTGTTTCTTCTGGGACGGGTATGGGATAAATTCCTCCTCGCCCGCAATAATGCTGTACTCAGAGCGCAGAATCGGGTGCGTTTCTCGCTTTTGCTGCTGACGGATTAGGCTAATGGCTTCCTCTTTCGTGGTTGTACTTGCTTGCATTGTCCCATCCTTAAAAACATGAAACCGTTTCATTGCTTTCTCCCTCCATTGTTCGGGGTGGTTCCCCTTTCGATGTCTCTATTATATACCGGTGCCAGTATATAGTCAACTAAAATATTGAGGGAAAGGCCTTAAAGAATTAGGTATATATACTTGCACCGTGATATGAAAAATGATAGAATCTAATCGGAGGTGAGAACATGGGAACGGCTGCAACACGCGCAAAACGGCGGTACGATGAAAAAACGTACAGCCGGATAATAATTAGGGTGAAAAAAGGCGAAGAAGAAAAAATAAAACAACGGGCGGAAAAATTAGGAAAGAGCGTTAACGCCTATATAACCGATCTAATCTATAAGGACATGGAAAAAGAGGGCTGATATAGCCCTCTTATATCATTATCCCAAACTTTGCCGCCAGCAGCTCCCGCCGCGCTTGCGGTATCGGCTTAACTCCGGCGCACCATGAGTGCACGGCGGCCTTGCTTACCTCACAAGCCTCGGCGGCCTGCTCCAACGTCAGGCCACGGGCCTTGAGCTGATCCCGCAAATACTCGCCGTCGCTGAGCACGGGGGCGCACCGGCCCTGCATATAGGCAAGCTCCCACATGCCTTGCTGGTTGAGCGGCAGCGCGTGCTCGTCCTCGGTTATATCCTCTGCGCCTTGCAGCGCGTCCCGTATGGCTCTATCGACCTCCGGGGTGAGTTTGCGGTTAATAATCATATACCGCAAGCCCTCACCCAGCCCACGGATGGGCCACATATTAGCTGTCTGCACCCGGCAGTGCGCCCCGATGATGTCGGGGAGCTGCGCCGCCATTATACCATACGCCCGACCCAGGGCCTTAACCGTGTTGTCTGTCATGTTTCGCATCCTCCTTTTTGCCGCCGGGCTTGTGACCGGCCTGCCGCATTACCGCCCTTGCGGGCGTCACTCTGCGTTATACTGCCTTATAGCCATTCTCGGATGCATGCGCCTCGGCAATTATTTTAACGTTTGCCAGCAGCGGCTCCCCATCGCTCCCGGTGCCGACCACATCACCAGTCACAAAATATATATTCGCTCCGCGCATCAGGTAGTTGATCTCCGCCCCCTGCAGTGCGCCGTAACATTTGTAGCAACCCGTTATCCCGTCATACGTGGTATCATAGGCGGATATGCCGGCCTCCGTCTCGCCGGTGGCCCAGTTAGTAGACCGCCCTCCCCGCGGTAACTCGCCGAATCGTATATATATATCGCAATCATAGGGCCTAATCATGTTGGCTATGGTGGCCGCTATCTCGTCATCGTGATCATGCCCAAACTCTGGCACACAGCTACCCGCCTTGCACTCCTTGACTATTTCTCCAGCCCAGTTGTAATCGCGCCACGCTAACCCGCGCCATGCCCTGATGCCGTCGGCAGCTGTGCCGTATACTATCACGTTCTCGTCCCTCGTCATCATTGTCGTGTGCTCCTCTCTTGTTATGTCTGTATTATATACCTGCCAGGTTAAAAAGTCAACCGAAAAGATAAATAAACTAAAATAATAAGGCAAAAACTTTTGATGCGGGGGTTTGCGGGGGTAAATACCTATTATAATATCAATATGGAGTATTAGACCGAACCCCGAAGGGGCGGAAAAAAATAAAAAAAGAAAAATTGAAAAGATTGTCAAAGTCCCCCATAAAGGGGGGATAAACTATCGCAATAAATAAATTACCGTTGCGGATTAAGGAGGTGTAACGTATGGCAAGCAGCAAAGATCAGTATAGAGGCCAGCCACGACAGAGGCCAGAGCTCACCGAGGAGCAAAAAAAGGCAATCCGGTTATGGGTATGGGGTGAGGAGCAGGAGGACGGCAGCACCCATTATATAGACACCAAATCAGAGTTAGCCCAAAAGGTAGGGGTGCACAAATCCAATATAACACGGTGGTTCAACGAGTTCCCCTTGTTTGCGGAGGAGCTGGACAGGCAAACCGCACTGCGCAACGCGCAGGATGATAAGTTCTACCAGCGCATGAGGGCACGTGCGCAACGTGTGCTGCAAAAAAACCTAAATGCCCCTTATGCACGGGATTCTACGGCCGCCGCTCTGGCTATTTTAAGCCGCTGTGGGGACGTTGACGGGGTGCGGGTAGAGGTCGCCCAGGCCGACGCTGATAGAGTGGTTAGAGGCGGTTTCGGGCGGTCTGACGGTGATGTATAGCGTTTGCATAGTCTGCATATTTCCGGCCCAAGTATTCGTTAAAGTGTAGTTTAACGAATAGTTATAAAGTAAAATGTATAAAGTGTCGTATAATACGGGGTTAGTACCTGCATACTGTGTATATATATACAAAAGTGCTGGTGAATAACCCCGTTTATGCACCGCAAAAATGTATGTATATGCTGCATAATCGGAGGGGGGGTGGCATGGGGGGTGGTTTTTGTAGAGGGGACGCGCCAAACATATAGCTCCCCGCACATTTTTTCTCCCCCACAAAATGGACATTTACACAATTTGTGCCAAGTATAACGTTGACCCTAACGATGTGGTCTACTACTTCAAACTGCGTAACGGTGAACCGCGCCTTATCCTCAAGGACGATTTCAACGATGTGTACGCCTGCACCCTCGATGAGAAAGCGAGAGTGCAGCTCATTTTCGGCGGACGCGGCTCCGGCAAATCGAACCACATTGTAAGGGAGATAGTAGCTGATACCTATAACGGCCATAATTGGCTTGTGTGCCGTTATTACAAGGTAGACTTAAGAACCTCTTGCTTTAACGAAATAATCTCTGTAATCGACGAATGGGGGCTTACAGACGAGTTTTCCGTTGACAAATCCACCATGACCATTACCTGTTTGTATAATGGCCGTCAGATAATCTTCGGTGCGTTAGAGGAAACACGGAGATTGAAGTCATTGAAGCCAAAGAAGGGTATACTGACCGACATATTCATGGAAGAAGGCGACGAATGCCCCTCCTATGAGGCTTTTGAGGTTCTGGATAACTGTTTGAGAGGCATTGATAAGGACGCGAAGCTGAGAGGGCAACCGCAGCCGAACAAGAGGATAATAATGGCGTTCAACCCGTTCCCTGAAACGCACTGGCTTTATAAGGTCTTTTTTGAGCCCTTGTGGCATCACCCCGATGTGAAGTCAATAGACGAACTGAAATCTCTGACCCTGAAAGACAAGACCGCAAGAGGTGTAGTTGAAGGTTCAGATGTTTTTATTTTGAAAACGACCTATGCCGACAACCGTTTTCTCACCGAGGAAGATATTCAGAAAAGGGAGCAATCCACCGGGCAGAGATTATGGGTAGATACGTTAGGGAATTTTGGCAGATTAGGTTCTACCGTGTTCGAGCGCGGAAAGCACTGGAATATTGCAGACCTGTCCGGCAGGGAATTCAGGAATATCCGTGTCGGCAGCGACTTCGGATATAATCACCCCTGCGCTTTCGTTAAGTGTTCGCTGGATAAGCATAACCACAAGATATATGTGTTTGATGAATTATTCGTGAACGAGGTCACTACCCGCCAATACGGGGAGCTGATCTACAATAAGGCGTTAGGCCATGTAGTGTACTGTGACGCGGCGGAGCCTGACCGTATCAAAGAGCTTAAAGAGATGGGTATCCATGCGGACAAATGCAAGAAGGGCAAAGCCAAGGGGGCGAAGTCCGCTATCACCCGAAGAATAGACTGGTTGCACGACTATGAAATAATAATCGACCAGAAATGCGTGAACCTAATAGGAGAATTTAAGGTTTATCGGTGGAAAACGGATTCCGCCGGACAGAAGTTAGACATACCGGAGGACGCGGACAACCACGGCATAGACGCGCTTTCATATGCCCTGGGATATGATATATTTGCCGGTACTAAGCTTATCGGCGGAGGTAGGATACTGTGACAGAAATGATTTTAACGCGGGAAGAAGCCCGCAGGATAAACGGGGATAACATAAGAACCGTATTCGGCTGTGCGCTGGAGGATTCCATTCTGAAAAGGTGCGATATGTATAAGGAATACGACTGCGCCGATATGAATGGTATATATTCCCCTATCCCTAAATACGCGGTAGACATAGCCGCCGGGTACTTCATAGGCTCACCGTGCAAATACTACGTTCAGACGAATACGGTAGTCAAAAAGACTTCCGATGTTGCCGGGCGGCCTAAGATGCAGTTTGAGGACTTGCCCGATAAGAATCCGAGGGACGACGCATATTTGAACCGCTATCGTGCGATAATGCGCCGGAACCATGAGGACAAGGAGAATATGCGGCTTGCCACTTCCGCGCTGATATGCGGCACGGCATACGAACGGATATACGCTTCTAAAAGGGACGGCCTGATCGCTCCAAAGTTCAAGCCCGTGGATCCCAGAAAAGCAATGTTGTTCCACGACCAGACTATAGACCGCAATCCCACGGCTTTTATCATTCGAGAAGAATATTTTTCGCTCGTGGACAATCGGAAGTATGAGACCTATGAACTGATTACGGATGACCGCTGGACAAAGTATATATTTGACGGCAACGTTCGGGAAGAACCCGCCACAGCTTCCGAAATGGCGCTGCTTAAGACTTGCGGCATACCCATTGTAGAATACCCCATGCCAAACAGGGAGGGGTATTTTGAAAAGGTTCTTCCATTGGTTCACGCGAGAAATGCCATTCTGAACAACGTTTCCAACACGTTTAAATATAACGATGAGGCCATTCTTCTTATGATTGGCTATATGCAGCCCGAAACCGATGAGGACGAAGAAGAGCTCCACGAAAGGCTGTCCAAATTCAAGACCTTATATCTGGGCGAGGATAATAAGGTTGAATGGCTGATAAAGAATGTTGACATACAATCCATTCAAGGGTACTTCGACATTCTGACTGGCGATATATACGCCTCTTTAGGCCAGACTAACCCCACTGAAATAGCCGAAGTGTATCAGAATATCCAGGCCGTCAGATACCAGAACTACGGTATGGATAACACGATAATAGCGTATGAGCGTAACTTTGAAAAAGGTCTGCTGGAGGGCAGGGCGCAGAAGATAACCGCGCTGATGAATGAGGGAACCGCCAACCACTATAATTGGGAAGTGTTAGATGTGGCGTTCGCAAGGAATATTCCTTCCTCTATGACGGACGAGGCGCAGTTCATGACCCAAGTCAAGGGCTCCGGGCTACTTTCAGATAAGGACATTCTTGATATGGTGTCTTTCGTGGAAGATTCCGAAGCCGCTCATCAGCGGAAGCTTGAACAGGATAAGCAGGAGGCAAACGAAATAGCGGAGGCAATGAATGTACGAGTACGGGGACGAACGGGCGAAGAGCCTGAAGAAAACAATAACGAGGGCGTTTCTGAAAACTAAGGAAACGCTCTTTTATATTGATTCCAACACAAAGGTAATCGACCAGATAAATCTTCTGTACAGAAAAATCCTGAGATTATCCGAAGAAGCGTACTTGGATATAGCCAAGAAAGCATACGCAGACCATAACGGGCCGGATAGGATACTCGAAGCGTGGGTAATAGGTATTCTGGACGATTACGACCCTGTTGTTAAATATGTTTTCACAAAAGAACTGGAAAGAAAGGGGGCAAGATTGGCTGAATCCATAATCGCAGATGCCGAGTACTCCGGCAAAGACCCCCCTACCGTCAATTATCCCCCTATAAAGCAGGATTTCACGCGGGGATTGAACTATGTGACATGGCAAACAGACCAATTCGCCATCACCGTTGAAGATAAGACCGTAATAAGGGCCTTTAAGGACAACGGTTATAAAAAAATCAAGTGGCACACACAGGACGATGAAAAAGTTTGCAAAGAGTGTGAAGAACGCAACGGAAAAATTTATCCAATAGACAAAATACCGACAAAACATCCTAATTGCCGGTGCTATTTTACGCCAGAGAAGGCATAAATCCCATTTTGTCAGAGAAGACATAAATCCCAAAGGAGAAAAAATGAAAATAGACATTACCAAAATGGAAGGCTATCGGGAAGATATGACCGCCGAGGAAAAGCTTGCGCTTTATTCATCTTATGAATTTACACCTGATTACACAGGATATGTAAAAAAAGATGTATTCGACAAAAAAGCCTCCGAGGCCGCCGAGCTGTCGAGGAACCTTAAATCCTATAAGGAGAAGGAAATGACGGACGAGCAGCGCAGGGCCGAAGCGGAAAAGGCCGCCAAGGACGCGGAGAACGAATACAAGACTAAGATTTGCAGCCTTGAAATAGGCAAGATATTTGCCGGAGCAGGGCTGAAAGAGGACGATTTCCCCGAAATGCCTACATTCACGGAGACGGATAAGGCTACGGCCTTTGCGAACTCCATCGTAAAGCTTCTGTCCGCCAAGGTGATCGCGGCGGAGCAGAAAGCGAAAACTGACCTTCTGGGCGGCGGCACACCCCCTGCTTCCGGGGCAGAGGCAAATGAAGCCGCTCAACTCAAAGCGGAGTGGGCGGAAGCTGTCAAGTCGGGCAATATGCTTAAACAAGTGCAGCTTATGACCCTCGCGCAATCCAAAAAAATAGACTTAACTTAAAGGAGAAAATATCATGGCAAACGCCCCTATAATGAGTTTTGCAGTACCTAACTATTCCGGCCTGCTCTACACCAAGAGCAACACCCAGACCCCGTTTATAAACCTTATAGCGGAGCCTCAGTACACCAATCACGTTCAGTTCGCGGTAGATCAGGAGTATTCCCTCGATACTCCCTCCCAGCCTGCCATATCCGAGCAGGCGTCCATGACCGCGCCTGACACCAAGAAGATAACCCGCACCCAGCATACCAACGTGACCCAGATATACCAGAGGGCTTGCGAGATTTCCTATGCCAAGGAATCTAACATGGGTACTATGAGCGGTATCAACATAGCCGGTCAGCAGGCGAACCCCGGCGACGAGTGGAACTGGCAGATTTCCCGCCAGATGCTCAATATCGCCAACGATATAGAGTTCACTTCCTTGCAGGGCGAGTATAACGCCGCTACCACCGATGCTACCATCAACAAGTCCCGTGGTATTCTTACCGCGCTGACCACCAACGTCATAGACGCGAAGGGCTCAGGTTCTACCGCTGCCGCGCTGACCAAGGCCATGATAAAGTCACTGGTCAAGTCCATCTTCGACAACGGCGGCGACGTGAACGGCATGATACTGATGTGCAATTCCTTCCAGAAGGCGGCCATTTCCGCGCTGTATGAGGGTTCCATGCAGATGCCGGATTCCCGCATGGAGGCTGGTGTGAACGTGACCCGCCTTATCACTGACTTCGGCGATGTGGGCATAGTCCTTTCCCGCGCCATGCCCAAAGACCAGATACTTCTTTTCCGTCGTGATGTAGTGCATCTTGTAGAGCAGCCCACCCCCGGCAAGGGCAACTTCTTCTTTGAGGAGCTGGCTAAGAACGGCGCGGGCAAGAAGGGCGAGATATTCGGACAGGTAGGTCTGAACTACGGCCCCGAATGGCTCCACGGTAAGATAACCAACCTCACCACTGAATAACCATGAAATTCTATCAGGGGAACAAAACGAGTATCCCCTTTGATGTGAAGGAAGATAAGGCCATAGCACAGTTTGTGCGTGGCCTTTTTGAGACTTCCAACGAAGCGACGATAAGAAAGCTTATCGCCCTGGGATACGAACACGACGGAGAGTTTAAGGAAGAAGAACCCAAGCGGCGGGGCCGCCCTAAGAAGGAGGAATAAATGAATGAGGTAATGGTAAACAACGTAAAGCTTCAAACGGGTGCGCCGGACGGCGTTATCCTGATGTTTTTGGAGCGGTATACCGCAATAGCGTGTGCCATTACCCGCTACAAGGAGCCTCCGAAGTGGTTAGAACCCTATATAGAGGACGCGGCGGTAAAGGCGATAGGGAAGATGGGCGCAGAAGCCTTTAATTCCCAATCTGCGGCGGGAGTGTCCACTAACTATATAGATATCACCGAGAACCTTAAACTGGCTTTAAAAGGCAAAATGAACCCGTTAGGAGCGGTATATGAGAGCGAAGGATAAAAAAGACGTTTATGTGCTTGCCCCTATTAAGGAGACGGTGAACGGGCAGACAGTTGTTTCGGAGTGGGCCTTAGTCAGACGGTATAAGCTTGTGGCTAACTCTGCCGGAAGCGCAGAGGATATAGCCATGTACGGCGAACGTATCAAGGAATATATCAAAATCTGCAAAGACCCCTCCGATGGGCCTGTTCAGATAGTCGAGGGTGACGGAATCTGCTTGAATGACCCGCAGGAAACGCCGAGCTATATTGTGGAATCCGTCAATTCCGCCCGTGGGTTCTCGACATATACGGCAAAGAAGTATGTTTAACGCCAAAGTTAAAGTCATAAAGAGGTTTGAAAGGCCGGATATTCAGTCTGCCATCCGAAAAGGGACAGAGAGCGGCGGTAAGGAAATGGCGGATATAGCGATTTCTATGGTTCGCGTTGATTCGGGAGAACTGAAAAACTCGATAGAGTTTACCATTTTCGATGAGAAAACCGGAACCGTGAAGGGCAAAGTCCATACCGCAGCCATACCGCAGGCTATGACGCTGGAATACGGCACGGGTATTTATAACGAGTTGGGTTCTTCGGCAAAAATCCCGTGGTATGTCCATGAGAGCATGGCAGACCTGAGCAAGTACAACTTTGAGACCGTCCTAAGCAAGAAGGGACTGTTCTACAAGGTTTATGGCGCACACCCTCACCCCTATATGAAGCCCGCCTTTGATGCGGCAAAGGATTTTGTTGTTCAGTCCGTGGCGGACGAGATAAGGAAACTGCTATGACGAATATCTATAAGGACGCTCAGAAGTATCTTAACAAGAAACTTAAAGTTGAGGTTCAGCCGGAATCTGACGAGACCCCCGAAAGGTATCCTATCGTGACATTGAACATCACACAGGAGACATCGGTAAAATCCTTAGAGGGCGAAGCACTTCCCGCCACCTCAATAAGATGTGGTGTGTGGGGCGAGACCTACATAAGCACCAAGGGATTTACAGGCGTTCTCGATTTGGCTGACAAACTTCACGCCGCAATGCTGGAAAAACACTACATAAAGACCCGCACGACAGAGCCATACCGCGATTCAAACGGGAAATGGCACGTCAACGTAGTCTATTTCAAAAAAACCAAAACTTTTTAAAAGGAGAAATATATGGCACAGTATCAAGCTTCCGTAGGCCAGCGCGTATTTTATGATACCGCTTACACTATGGCAAACAAGACCGAGATAGCCGGTCTTACCCAAACCCCCGATAAGGGCGGTTCGCCCTCCGAGGTTTCCGTAAACATTATATCTGAATACTTCGTGCGTAACCTTGCCGGTCAGCAGGAAATGCCCGTATTCGAGTATTCCTTTGTTCCCGACTTCACCGCCGAGACCGGCAATATGGCGAAGATGGGGCTTCTGGTCGGTGATGTTATCTGGATTTACGAAGAGTACGAAATCCCTTCCGATGCTACCAAGCTCGGCACTGGCATTCTTTATAAGGGCAAGGTCGTATCCATGTACGCGGGCGGACAGCAGGCGAACAACGCCCAGACCGGCGCGTTCTCCGTCAACCTTGTCGGCGATTCCGTATATATCGCATTCCAGGGCGAAACGACTTCCTATGTTGACCTGTTCAACGGCGAATCCGTGACCACCCCCGCATAAAGGAGAGTAGTATGAATATCGGTGAATTTGAACTTAAAGCCTCCTGCAAGGCTTATTGCGACCTCAAACAGAAAATAGGTGCTCCTAATCTCAAAGTAAAGTTCCTCACCGCTTACGAGCAGGGCGATTTGGATTTCTTTGCAGATGTGGTAATGTCGTTTGCAAACCCCAAACCTAAGAGCAAGCAGGCCGTGTTCGATGAGTTTGATAAGCTCATGGAGCAGGGTACTTACATGGAGGACATTTATACCGAGCTGGTGAACTTCGCTTACGGCATGGGTTTTTTCGGTCGTGTAGACCTGAAAGGGCAGAGCATTCAGGACTATATGAGAGAGCCCTTAAACAAGCTGGATATGTCGGCGGCAATGACCGAGGCGATAACGGCGGCGGCGGCGGACGTGGCAAAGAGCGTCGTTCGCTAAGAGAGCAGTTCGAGGACGTTAAGAAAAACATTGAAAAGGACTTCACCGATATAATCTACGATTTGCTCAAACGTGCAAGCATGGCGGGAATGCTCCCAAACCAGTTTTGGGAGCATGAACCCGCCGATATTGTAGACTATATCGAAGCCCGCGAGGAAAACCAGTGCAGGGAAATGTACTATTCAAGCGTGCTGGTATCAAGGTTTATTGCCGCCAACATAAGCAATATGTTCTCCAAGTCCAAGCACGATTTGCCGAAGTACGAAGAACTGTTTGTTCCTGCGTCGTGGGAGCGGAGCCTTGACAACAGGATAGACGAAATAAGAAATAAATTCGGAGGATATGTCCGTGGTCGTTGAAGAATTACAAATTTTAGTCGGTTGTGATGCTTCAACCGCCGAGAAGGTCTTGACCGAGCTGGAAACCAGACTTAACCGATTTGTAAAGCAGTCGGCAAGCAGTATGCAGAACGCGAAGGCCATACGCGCACAAGCCGCAGCGGAAAGGGAAGCGCTTAAAACCGAAGCCGCAAGGGTGAAGTACGCGAACGATATAGCCAAGTCAAACCTTGCGCTTGAAGCCGCGCAGCGGAAAGCCGCACAAGCAGCCGAAATGCTCAATGAAAAGACGCGCAAAATATCCGCCAGCGCAAGCGAACAGAGCAATGCGTTCGAACAGATGGCGGACGGGCAATGTGAATCCTTAAATAAGGTCGCGGAGACCGCCGAGGAAGTAGAGCGCAGATTAGACGAGGCGATGAGCAAGGTTCCTGCCGGATTCGGGGCGAACGCCTATAAGGGACGTAACCCGGAAGCCGAAGCGGAAGCTTTAGTACCGAAGGAAGCCCAGCCCGTAAGCCGTGACTTAGCGGAAAAGTTTGTTAAGGAAGCGAATACTGCCGAGCTGTTCAACATGAAGCTCGATGAGCTTTATAATAAACTGCAAAGGCTCTTAGGCATGGAAGAAAAGCTATCCGAGGGCGGCGGCACAAGGCAGGGGCTTGAACGTGTCCGAGGGCAAATCCTGTCTGTGACCGGGCAGATACAGAAAATGAAAGAAAAGGCCAAGGAAGCCGAGGCAGAAATAGGCAATAGCGGAGGCGGATTTTCTAAACTGGTAGAGAAGGCAAAAGAAGCAGCCAAGAAAGGCGCAAATGCGTTTACTAAAATGAGCTCTTCCATTAAGAAGTCTTTTAGTAAACTGCCGTCCATAGCAAAAAGCGCGACAATCAAAACACATGGGTTCTTTTCAAAATTAGGTAAAGCAGTCGGTAAAATCCTATCGCGAATGATTATATGGCGAAGCATAAACGCCGTGATAATGGGTGTGCAGGAAGGGTTTAAGAATATGGCGCAGGCCTCTCAAAAGGCTAATGCTACATTATCAGATCTTCAGAGCGGATTTACTTACGCAAAGAACTCTATTGCAAGCGCATTCCTGCCCGCGCTGCAAGCCATTATGCCCGTCATAACAAAAGTCACGATGGCAATAGCTAACCTGTTCAATATGATAGGCGCGATGTTTGCAAAGCTAAGAGGGCAAAGCACTTTCACAAAAGCCGCTTATGTCCAGCAGGATTACGCTCAATCCCTCAATAAATCCAACAAGGCCGCAAAAGAACTGAAAGGAACCCTTGCGGGATTCGACCAGATCAACCTTATCCAGCAGCAGAAGGACAGCGGCGGCGATGGCGCCGGAGATATCGGTAAAATGTTTGAGGAAACCGATATAGCCGATGTTCTCCCGACTGATATAGCAAAATGGATAGACAAGCTTAAAGCCGCTATTGCCGCAGGTGATTGGTATGGTGTAGGTCAGATAATCGCCCAAGGCATGAATAAGGGTATGTCTATTCTGGATAACTGGATAAACAATACCCTGCGGCCTAAGGGTGTAGAGATAATGAAGGCCATTACGGACGGTATGAACGGCTTTATAGCTGATTTTGACTGGTCTTTGATGGGCAAAACCATAGCGGACGGCATGAACGCCATAATCGATATTCTGTATACATTCTGGTCGCAAACCGATTGGGCCGGATTAGGGCAGGGGTTAGGAAATGCTATAAATGCATGGGTGGAAAACCTTGACGTGGCACTCATAGCGGAAATGCTTAATGCTAAGTTCCGCGGCCTGTTTGACGTTGCCATTCAGACGCTTGAAACGGTAAATTGGCAGGAATTGGGCGACAAGGTAGCGCAATTTATAGGAACTATAGACTGGAACGGGCTGGTTGATAGGCTCCTTGAGAGTATTGGAGCAGCCTTCGGCGGCCTTACGGCATTCTTTGTCGGGCTGATAGAACCTGCATGGCAAAGCGTTACGGAGTGGTGGAGGGGCATTATGGAACAAGCTGGAGGCAATGTTGTTGCTGGCCTGTTCTTGGGTATTATAGATGCTCTCGTCAATATCGGCACATGGATATATGAGCATATTTGTAAACCGTTCATCGAAGGGTTCAAAAGGGCGTTTGGCATTCACTCCCCCTCTACCGTCATGGCGGAACAGGGCGGATATGTTATTCAAGGTATGTTTGAAGGTATTAAAAATGTTCTTGCCACAATCGGCGCATGGGTAGTAACCAATATCTTCACTCCCGTAATGAATGCGATCAAGAGCGCGTTCGGCATAGTGGGCGGCGCGGCTAACAAGCTCAAGGAAGTTGGTTCCGCTATTATAGACGGTATCAAGCAGGGCATAAATAACGCCTGGACTTCATTCAAAAATTGGGTAACAGACAAGTTTAGAAGCGTTATAGATGCCGCAAAGAGCGTATTCGGCATTCACTCTCCTTCAAAGGTATTCGCCGGAATAGGCGGAAACATTATGGCGGGCATGACGCAAGGTATCCAGCGCGGAAAGGCCGCCGCCGTGCGGTCTATGGCGGATATTTCTAAATCTTTGCAGGGCGCATTGAATGTTGATACGAGCATAGGAGTTCCCGCTTTTGCAAAGGGCGGTCTGGTGTATGGTGACACATTGGCGCAGGTAGGCGAATACGCCAACGCCAAGAACAATCCCGAAGTCATAGCCCCCCTTGATAAGCTGCAATCCATAATGGGCGGGCTGAACGATAAGGATACCCAAACCATCATAGCCCTGCTCAAGAGAATAGCGGATAAGGACGTGGAGATAGCACTGTATCCCTCTGCGAAGCTGGGCAGAATAGTCAATCAATCGGTCAATATGAACAATATTGCCATAGGTAACGTGTGATGTATAGATATGATATAGGCTTAAAGGTGGGGAGCTATACGCTCCCCGACCCCTCTAAACTGAATATGACGCTCGCCGACCTTGACACGGAGGCTGAAAGAGACGCTTCCGGCACACTCAACCGAACAATGGTAGCGCAGAAGTTGACCGTTGAATTGTCGTGGGACGTGCTGACATGGGAGCTATGCTCGGCGATATTACAAGCAGTCGATTCCGACAGCTTTTCTTTCACCTGTCCGAACCCTAAGACCCTTGCGGGTAACTATTCCGGCACGTTTTATGTAGGCGACAGGAAAGAAGAAATTATCTGGTTCCCCGAAGGTGATAAGAACAAGGCGTATATTTCCTTGAGCATGACGGTAATAGAGTATTGACACTTCCCCCTAAAGGCGTGATAATAAAATTATATATCTTTAGGGGGTTTTGTTATGGCGAACTATGTTACTGTTGCAAGCGATAAGAGCAAAATTGTACTGCTTATAATCTGGTTCTTGTGTGGATTGGGGATTCTGCCGCTTTACTACTGGTATGTAGGGCGCAGAATGGGGCTGTTCAGGCTTATCACAGGGAACTACTTTATGATTGGAGCTATCAGCGATCTAATCAAAATTATTACTGGCTCGTTCCGTGATAATGTGGGAGCGCCAGTAAGAAAATAAACTCCGTGACACCTTCGGGTGTCTTTTTTATTGGAGGCAAAATGTATACAGTAAGCACAGGCTTTCGTAACGCCGTAATGTCGGGCAAGCCCCAAAAGCTAAAGCTGACATTCGGCGAAAACCAGATAGCGGAACAAAACCTCTCAATTTCCGGCTTGACCTATTCAAGCATGGCTTTCGAGGACGAAGAACTGACGATAGGCGCGGCCTGTTCCGCAGAACTGGGGATAGAACTCCTTAACTTTGACGGGGGGCTGTCCTCTTTTAACTTTGACGGCACGGAGTTCATCGCCTCGATAGGCGTACTCGTGGGGGAAGAATACGAATATGTTCCTCTTGGCGTGTTTATCTCCGAAAAGCCCGACAAACTTAAACCTAAAAAAATAAGCATCACCGCCCATGACAGAATGGTAAAATTCGATGTGAGCGCAGATGCTTTTCTTAATTCTCTTTCGTACCCTACTACACTAAAAAATATTTTCACATCGCTTTGCGCCCATGTCGGCGTACCCGCTTCAATGGCAGACTTCCCCAATTCGGGGAAAACCTTTGATTCGCCGCTGTTCAGGACGCAAGATGTTCTCTGCCGGGAAGTTCTTCAATGGATAGCCGAGGCGGCGTGTTCCTTTGCCCGCATATCCCGAAGCGGAGTATGTGAGCTGGCGTGGTTCACCGATACCAATGTCACCTTTAATAAGACCGCCAATTCCGCGGACTATTATAACGCCGTGGTATCGGAATATCAGGTAGCCAAGATAGACAAATTACAGGTAGCCGCTTCCGAAAAGGATATAGGCGTAATAGTCGGCACGGGGACGAACGCTTATCAGATAATAGACTGCCCTATGCTGTATGGTTATACCGATGCACAGATAAGACCTTATGCACAGGTTATCTATAACCGCTTAAACTCCTTTGCGGCGTTTACGCCTGTCGAGCTGGACGCAAAGGGCGATTGGTCTTTGGAAGTGGGCGACATGATAAAGTTAGTCACGGACGATGGGACTTATACCTTCCCCATTTATCGCATGGACTTGACCTTTAAGGGCAGGGCAAGGATACAGTACATAAGCTCCGGCTCCCCTCTGCGCCCCGCCATAAGCGCGGAGAACCGCCGGACGCTCATAGCCGGACGCGCAGCCCATGAAATAGAAATGACCGTTGAGGGCATGAAGCAGACGGTCACACGGGTAGCTTTCCTGACCCCTGTTGAATCCGACACCGACCCTTCTTTAGGGTGGGACGATGACCAGAAAACCGCGAACACGGGGTATCAATGGTACAACGATGGCAAGATAAAGGTATGGACGGGTTCCGCGTGGCAGACGGTCATCTCCCCTAAATACAATCAGACCGCCACGCCCACGGGCGCAAAGGAGGGCGAATACTGGTACAATCCCGCGACAAAGGAAATAAAGCGTTACACGGGTTCGGCGTGGGTGGTAGATAACACCGTATGTATGCCTACCACGTGGACGCAGAATATGCAGACACAGCTTGAAATAACCGCCGAGGGATTGTCGAGCACCGTCACCAAGGACAATATTATTTCCACCATAAATCAAAGCTCGGAAGCGGTATCAATAAGCGCGTCAAAGATAAACCTTAACGGCGTTGTCACGGCAAACAACAACTTCAAGATAGATACAAACGGCAAGATGTCTTGCGTAAATGCCGATATAAGCGGCAAAATTACAGCCACAAGCGGCTCAATCGCAGGATTCGATATATACGGCAGTTACCTTTATGGCACTACTTGCACGTTGTACTCGGGGCAAAGTGGAGGTAAGTTAAAGCTCGGTCAAATAACCCTATCAGGCCAAACCAGCGGGCTTTATACGCTGGGAGTGGATTATTCCATTAACGCCGGTGCTACTATATTTACTAAAGGCTATCTGCAATGTGATCAAATTTATGATTATTCTGTCAACACTTATACGCTACGCTGGGCGGCATCAGGCGGAGGATATATAGGCTATGCTTCCTCCTCGATACGCCGCAAGGAGAATATTCAAGATGCGGGGTTGGATTGTATAGCAAAAGTGAACGCTCTACGTCCCCGTAAGTTCACATGGAAATCCAGCGGTAAACAGGATTACGGGCTTATAGCCGAAGAAGTCTACAAGGTATGCCCCGAACTTGTTATAACCGAAAAAATCAATGGCAAAGATATCCCGTGCGCCGTTGATTACGAGGGCGGATTACCCAAGTTGTTATTGCCTTATGTGCAGGACTTAAACCGGAGATTATCAGCATTGGAGGAAAGATATGGCGCTGTATCTACCTAAAACTACAAAAGAGGGCGTTCCCGTAAATTATTGGGTGATAGATGATGTTAAGATAGACAGAGTAAACAAAAGGGTTGACGCGACAGTCAATCCTTATTTTTCGCAGGAAGCACGGCTGGCGGGTGCAAATCCTATAACTTTCGCGGCGGTGAAGATTCGAGTAGAGGACATCGTTTATCCTTCTGAAGAGTATGGCGAAAACTCGACCGATTACACTGACTATTTTAGCCCGTCCGCGCTCGAAGGACAAACGTTGTATCAGGTTGTTTATAACTATATCAAAACCCATGATGACAGATTTAAAGGAGCTACGGATATATGACAGACGAACAGAAAGCCGTTATACAAGCGATAATACGCACACTTAATACTTCTATACCCGTTGTAGCGAAAGCGGACTTAGACGCGAAATTAGGCTGTATTCTGGCCTTAGAAAAACTTGCGGAGGACGAACAATGCACAGAATAACGGTTGACGGAAAGTATCTTCTCACTACCCCTATACAGTCCCTTGTTATCGAGGGTGAAAGTCTGGCGGATACCGTCACTATCAGCATACCCTTAGATGCCCGTGATGTAGACCTTGCCGCCGCAGGGTTCACCATAAAGGCGTACTGGCCCATGGACGGCACGGAAGCAAGGTATGTGCTGTATAAAGATGTGGGGGAAGATATAACCCTTACATGGCATATCACGCCGCTGTTTACGGGCAAGCGGGGCATGATGAACCTCACGCTTTTAGCCACTCTGGCGAACGATGAGAAGAACATCATAGCCAAGTGGACGGGAACGCGGCCCATTGAGATAATAGCCGACCTTCCCGGTTCCAACCTTCCCACCCCCAGTGTGGCGGAACAGCTTCTTGCCGAGGTTCAGGACTTAGTATCCCAGGCGTTAGGCGCGACAGGCCCCACAGGCCCCACAGGCCCCACAGGCCCGCAGGGTGAAAAGGGTGAAATAGGCCCCACAGGCCTCCAAGGCCCGCAGGGTGTACAAGGCCCCGCAGGAATACAAGGCCCCAAAGGCGAACAAGGTATACAAGGCTTGCAAGGCCCCCGTGGTGAGCAAGGCCCTACCGGCCCGCAAGGCCCGGAGGGCAAGAAAGGCTTGCAGGGCGACGCTGGCCCCGTCGGCCCCCAAGGCCCCGAAGGCAAGAAAGGCGATAAAGGCGACACGGGAGCCGCAGGAGAAACGGGCCCCACTGGCCCCAAAGGTGAACAGGGTATCCAAGGCCCTAAAGGCGACCCCGGAGACAAGGGAGAAACGGGCCCCAAGGGGGATACGGGAGCCACAGGCGAACGAGGCCCCGCAGGAGCGCACTATACGCCCTCTGTGACCGCTGACGGCGATTTATCGTGGAGTAATAACGGCGGGCTGGATAACCCCGCCACAGTCAATATAAGGGGGCCACAGGGCGCACAGGGAGCCAAAGGCGACACGGGCGAAGGATTTGCCGTGTTAGGCTATTACGCTTCTCTCTCGGCATTACAAGCCGGAGTATCTAACCCCTCCGCTGGTGACGCTTACGGCGTGGGCGCGGGCGAACCGTATGATATATATATCTGGGACGGCGTAAATTCCAAGTGGGTAAACAACGGCCCCTTGCAGGGCGCAAAAGGTGAGCAAGGCCCCACTGGCCCTAAAGGCGATACGGGCCCCAAGGGAGACCCCGGCGCGAAGGGCGACACGGGAGCAAGGGGCGAACAAGGCCCCACGGGCGAATCCGCCGGATTCGGCACACCTACCGCCACGGCGACCACCCTTGACGCGGGAACCCCCGCTACTGTAGAGGTGACAGCTTCCGGCGCAGATACCGCAAAGGTATTTGCCTTTAAGTTCGGCGTTCCCAAGGGCGAACAGGGTGCGACTGGTGAGCAGGGCGCAAAGGGAGATCAGGGAGCGAAAGGAGACGCTGGAGCAAAGGGCGACACCGGCCCATACTTTACCCCCTCGGTATCCGCAGAGGGCATACTCTCGTGGAGCAATAACGGCGGCCTGAACAATCCCCCTGAAGCCAACATAAAAGGTCCGCAGGGCGAGCAGGGCGAACAAGGTATCCAAGGCCCCGAAGGCCCGCAGGGCATACAGGGAGAGCAAGGCATACAAGGAGAGCAGGGAGCCAAGGGTGACCCCGGAGCCAAGGGCGACCCCGGCACAGCCGCAGGGTTTGGCACGCCTACCGCCACGGCAAACACCCTCACCGCCGGAGCCGCCGCCACCGTAAAGGTAACGGCAAGCGGCGTGGACACCGCAAAGGTATTTGATTTTGAGTTCGGCATCCCGCAGGGCGAAAAAGGAGCCACAGGCGAAAAAGGCGCGACAGGCGACCCCGGCGCGAAGGGCGATACGGGTGAGCAAGGCCCACAGGGTATCCAAGGGCCCACGGGCGCGGACGGCCCCAAGGGCGACACCGGCCCGTATTTTACCCCCGCCGTCTCTGCCGAGGGTGTTATCTCATGGAGCAACAACGGCGACCTCGCCAACCCCGACCCCGTCAACATCAGGGGCCCACAGGGCGAGACCGGCGCCACCGGCCTCCAAGGGCCTGCCGGAGAGACTGGAGCCACAGGACCAGAAGGACCTAACGAGATCACTACCGAGACGCAAACTAATTTGACCGGATTACTAAAAGGTAATGGCGCAAATGTGCAACAGGCGGAAGCTGGCACAGACTACCAAGCCCCTATTGTAGAAACAACTGCAACATTAGTGGCTACTGATTGGGTGGTTGGTGATTATAGTATAACGCAGGCTGTATCGGTAGACGGTATGAGACTGAATAAAAAAGTTATTATTAGCCCGAATATTAACAGTATGGAAGAATATCTTAGAACCGGCATATATTGCGCCAAACAGACTTACAACGCATTGACGTTTCAAAGCACCGTTACAACGCCGCCAACGAACGATTTAATTATCAATGTTTTAATAATGGGGTGATAATATGATATATCAAGTGACTGGAACGGGTTTGCAAGCTGCACCCATCACTACAACAATACTCCCCGCCAGCGGCGCGGCGCTTACGACAAACACCATATATAACGTATCCTCTCCTGTTGGTACATACGTGTTTACCCCGCCCGCATCCGGCTGGGCACACGGTAAATTTACTACGGGTAGTAGTGTATCAGTGTCATTTAGCGGC